CATTTTTGTACCTCCGATTGGGGTCCGTGCTAGCACTGAACTTTTGTGTTTGCTCTTTTAATGAGCGGTAGACGGGCGTAACCTCATGTGCTATGAGCACAACACAGGGGGAAAAACCCGAGAGCAGACCGTCCAAGATCGTCGCCGAGGGATTTGACCCGTAGGACTGCCACACCGTGTTCAGGCACGAACCTGGCACGTTCGTGGCCCGCGCCTACATACGCGCGACCGCGGCGTCACCGTTCAGAGTGGACATCAGTTGAGTTCCCATCCGCCGTCGATGACGATGAACCCGGTTCCGGCCTCTTCGACTTGCAGGTTTCCGTTCGCGAGCACGCGCGCGGTGCCTGGGGTGCCAGCGCCGATACGGCATACGAGGGTGGCCGCGTCACCGGGTCGGTATTGGGTGGCGAGGGCGGTAACGACGTCGAACGCCGCCCATGACGTCTTCGAGAGGATGCCTCGGATGAGGACCCGCCCGTTCTTGACCCGAATCTTGGCGGTCGCGTACGTGCCGTCACCAGCCGATGTCCACCCTGTTCCGGTGAGTGACAGGGTGGACCATCCGGTGTCGCCGAAGACTTGGACCCACGACCCGGACCCGGACGGACCCTGGTACAACCAGGTCAGTTTGGTGTCGGTGGCGTAGAACTGGAGGCCATCCCAAAGGTCCGCGCCGGTAAGACCTGTGCGGACAGAGTCGAGGTCGGAACGACGGTTACCCACTTTCGCCGCATACGCCGCAACCTCGGTCAGGTCGGCTGCGTCTGCTGGCACACCTGCACCGGAGTATTGGGGTTCGTTTTTCGGGCCGAGGGAATCGTGCACAAGAGTCTCCTTAAACGGCAAACGCCCCGTAGAGGGGCGTTGAGAGCGGGTGTGGGTTAGTAGGTGGAGCTGATGCGGAGACGGCCCGAATAACCGTCTTGTGCCAGGGACGACAGAATGTTGTAACCGCCGTGGTTCAGGCCAACCCCGTACGCTGTACCACCGTGTTTGAGTGCGTTACCGACCGACGTGGGTAAGGTCACCCAACCCGTGCCGCCGATACCGACAGCACCCACCGTGGACAGGGACGGTGAACCGCCCGGTTTTGTGGCATACCCGTGGACAGCAAAGTTGGGCGCAGCCCCGCTGATCTGTTGCGCGGACACATAAATTTCAACCTTGCTGATGACCGCGCTGGCAGGGATAGTGTCAGCAATTGTGGTTCCGTAAAACCAGGCCCCAAGGTTGTTATCCGATGCGTACACTTGCGGGGTCCACCACCGGCCCGACCCGTACGAACCAGCGTCACCGGCCGCGAACTCGTCAGCATGTGCAACACCACCACCACCAGATGGGGCGGGTGGTGTGCCCCCTGCGGGGCTGGTGGACATGAGCATGGCGAACGGCCCACCGTGCCATAGCAGTTTCATCGACTGGCCTGCTGAAGGGGTAGTACCGTCGTACGGTGCGACGACTGTTGTGCCGAGCGAACTCGTCAATGTGACGAGCCCGCTGGTGACGGATTGGACAACACCCTGATCCGGTTTGATCGCGGCCGGTCCCATGATGAAGAACCGGTCACCAACCACCCATACCCAAACAACTTCGTTGACTTCTGGGAGCCATGATGTGCCTGTTGTGGCGGGCACACGGTTCCCGGAAATGTCGACCAAACAACCTGTGGGGGTTGCGGACACGAATGTTGCTTGGAGGATGCGTGCGCCGGGAGGGTTGTTGCCTAGGGCGGCGAGTAACGCGTCGGACACGTCGTCCATGCGAGCCCCTTTCGATAGAATGCTGGACTATGACCCGCACCAGACCGCTGGGGTAAGGCATCAGACCAGGGGTTCTTGCTGCATTAGGCTCTTGGCGTGAATGAACTGAACAGGAGCACCGATGCGTGACGCAGCCAACACGGTCGACCGAATCTTGACGGGCCTACACCGGATAAAGACGCAGACCTATTACCGGGCGATACTCGGGTCGGTTGGGCGGCACACCACGATCAAACGACCAACCCTGTTGCGCGGCGGCCGGTGGATCACGATCGGGGACCACACCTTCATCAGGGACGGCGCAAGGATCGAAGCGATCCACCGAGACGGCGAGCCCGAACCCGCCATCACGATCGGGAACGGTGTGTTCCTCGAACAGAACGTCCACATGGTCTGCTCGTCCAGGATCACCATCGGCGACAACGTCGCAATAGCCGCTGGCAGCTCCATCGTGGACACCACGCACCCGTTCCCATCTGACGACGGCGGGAACGTTGGCACCCGGCTTCTCCCCGGTTATGGATTCGTGGAGATCGGGGAAGGGACCATGCTCGGCGTCGGTGTCGTCGTCCTGTCGAATGTTAGGATCGGTGCCCGGTGTGTTATCGGCGCGAACTCGGTTGTCACATCCGACGTCCCAGACGGAAGCGTGGCCGCGGGGGTGCCCGCGCGCATCATCCGGTCCCTGGAAAACGTCGACGACTAGCCTTCGGCCAAGAACCGAATACCGTCGAGGGACAGCCACATGCTCGCCCCGGCGTTGATCGTCACATCACCGTTAGCAGCAACCCTGACCTCCCCGAACGCATCATTCGACGCGACCGAGAAGACACGGTTCGCCGCGGGGCGGAAGCCTGCGGGGAGGTTGAACAGCACCGTCCCCGCCGTTGCCGTGCCGGTGCCGATGACGCCCTGTACGTGCACCTCGCCGTCCGGGGTGAGCCGGTAGCCTGCGTAAGCGAACCCGGAGCCGAAGTTTCCCCACCCGTTCAGCAGCGTCGGCGCGATCCAGGTCGTCGCGGGTGTGTACGACTGGGGTCCGCCGGCGACGAGCCCCGCGGTGATTGCGGAGGCGATGATCTGCGCGACTAGTGCCGCGCCCTTGTCGTTCGGGTGCACGATGGCGTCCGCGTATAGAGCTTGTGCGTCGGTTGCGCTCGCGGGGTAGATGCGGCGGGACAGGTCAACGAAAACCGCATCCGTTCGCGCGCCGACAACGGTCTTCATCGCGGCGACGTAGGACGCCCACGCGATTATGCCACCGCCCGGCATCGTCGGCGTCGTCGGCGCGAGCACCACGAAACACGCCTTCGGAACAGCCGCCTTGATATCTCCGATCAGGGTCGTCAGGTTCGCCTGGAACGTTGCGACCGCGACCTGCTGAAGGAACTCGTTCGTCCCGAGCTCGATCACCACAAGATCCGGCGACAGGAGCGCGTGCGACTGCTTCAGCGTTCCCGTGGATGTCGAGTCAGTGCCGATGAACGCTGACGTGAGCGCACCAGCCCGGCCCGCGACGACGACGTGAATGCCTTTCGACTCGTCGCCGTCGTACACGAACACCTGATTCACGACGACAGTGCCGTTCGTGCAGCCGATGACGACCGTGTGCGTACCGCGCGCTGCGAACGTGATCCGCTGGTACGCGGACGTATTCGCGGGCGCCCCTGTGTATGTGGTCGCGCCGCCACCATCGACGGCCACGGTCATCACATCCGAGGCACCGTTCCCCGCCACCCATTCCAGATCGATCGACGTGGCAGGGGCGGTGAGCGTGAGAGTGATCGACTGCGTGCCAGGCGTCAGAGCCGCGGCACGCTTACCGAACCCGAAGTAGCTTGACCCGGTTGGCGCGGTACCAGCACCAGTGAAGGTGATCGGCGCGGTGAAGGCGACGTTCGCGTTCTGGAATGGCAGGAACGCGCCAGGACCACCACGGATCGCACCATTGGACAGTGGCAGCACCCGCCGCAGGATCGCGGACAACCGGTGACCCCATACGTTGCCCAGTGCGGTGATGTAGGAGCCCTCGGTAACCGAATCACCGAGGAGCAGGCACTTCGCAGGGGCATTGTCCCGATTCGCCAACGCCGCCGCCCAAGGCAGCAACGGCAGAGCGCGCTGAGAGAGGAGGGCGTCCTCACCGTCCGGGGTCGCCGGAATGTACTCGGCCGCCACGTCTGCCATTGCGTCGTCGTACTGGCTGTCAAGGATGTCCATGTTCCCGGCATTCAAAGCCGGTGCAGTCCCGTTAGTGAACGGGCCAACTTTGGTGTGAGACATTGGGCTCCTAGCCGGGGTAAAGAGACGTAGACGGGAACAAAGCCACCGCAGGGTAACCAGGTGGCACATACGGTGGGATCAGCGGAGGCGAATAGGCCGGTGGGATGATCGCCGGATCCACCGTCACCGTCACCGCCTGAGTCACACCCGAGTCCCGCCGAATATTGGTGATACGACACGTGAACGACTGCCCCAACCGGTACACGTTCAGAACATCGCCAACCTCACGTAACGGGTTGAACGCTTCCACCAAGTCATAAGTCAAAGACCGCAGACGTGACACACGACTAATCCATGTGTCCGCATACGCCTGCGCCTGTGCTTGTGTCGTAATATATTGCGACGTGTAGTAGTACGGCACCCGACGGTACGGCGACAACGAACCATCCGCGTTCTTCGTCCGCAACGGCCCATCCGTAACCTCAGCCGTCGCCAACACAATCGTTGACCCATCCGGGGCAGTCCCCCGCACCACCACAGCGTTATACACAGTCGTATTCGACAGGTGCGGCACAACATCAACCAGAGTGCCACCATCAGCAACATCCGCAGTAAACAGGCTGTCCACAGCGGCAGGCCACACATTCGGGCGCATCGACGCAGTCCCAGAAGGCGTCACATAAGCAACAGCATCCAACACCGTCGCCAAGTCATAACACGCCTGCAACTTATCTTCCTGATACGCAACCGACGCCGGAATAGCACCATCCGCCACCGTCTTCGTAACAGGCAACCCGGTAAGCCGCTGATACTCATTCCACACACTCGACAAGTTCGGTGCAGTCCCAGGAGCATCAAACCGGTCACGTTGCACACCCGCAAACAAATCCTGCAACGTCAAATCAATCAAGTCGCCGTCAGCAACCACAGCCCCGTTGAACTTGAACCGGGTAGTCCGAATCGACGGCGTATCCGTCAACAGGTAAGTGCCCAACACGGTACGTTCCTGCAACCCAGGACCCACCTCAGTCAGCACAGACACCACCAACTGTGTGCCAAACGGGGCAAACACGTCACCAATCCCAGACGGTGCAACAGACACAGCAAAATCGCCCTGATACACGACCGTGCACGACCCGGTAAACTGCACCTTCGAAGTTCCCGCATCAGTGAACTGCGGGTTAACGATCGGCACATCCTGCAACACGCGTGTGCCGTTAGCGACCACATCAACCATGTACCGTTTGTTGAATGCCCCATCGAGCCCACTTTTCAGCGCGTCGCTACCGAACCTCATCGGGGCTCCTATCAGCCGGCTAGACCCGCTTTGGTGTAATCCGAATCGCGTTGAATACGTGTGCTGTATGCAGCAGCTCGCGCCGCCCGTGTGGTAAACGCGGCGTCAATGTCTTCGCGCCGCAGCAACGGCAACAACAGGCCGGGTGCAGGCGGCGCAACCTCGTCAATGACCATCTGCCAGACGATCAACCGGTTGACCCCAGCAATGATTTCCTTCGGCTGCAAACACGCGGCGAACAACAGGCGCGGCATCCGAATCACCGGGGGTGTGCGAATACACAACACGGCAGGAAAATTCGACGTGTAACTGCCGAACATCGACGCGAACGTGTCCGAATCGTCGGTAGACGCAAGCTTCACATTCAACTGCATCTGATACAGACCCTGCCGTTGCCCACCAATCACACGACCCACAGTTGCGCCCTCAGGCCACACCGTAGAACCCGGGATCGGACGCATGAAACTGTTAGCCGAATCCATCATCACTTTGCCGGTCACAGCGAGTGTTGGTGACAACGGTTGATGAATCCACGTATCCGTCACCGCGAGCAGTGTCGCTGTGGTGTCAGTGAACCCGAGCGACACACCAGCCGAGTTGAACTGTTCCGCCTGATACGAAACAGTCACCCCGAACGGGGCTTCGTAATCCATTACCGAAGCCCCGCCGATGGCATACAAGTTCACCCCACCACGCACTTTGAACTGGCGTCCCTCCGCAGTCCGGTACACATTCACTGTTTGAGTGCCAGCCGTAAAAGTGGGGAACACAACCAGTACACGCGGTGACGGGTTCGCGTCGAGGGACGGGGTGAGAGTTGGGGCGTACGCCATTAGAACGACCCTTTCTGCCTACCCGCTGTTAGACCCATTTTTTGGCGTTGGTTGTTCCGTTGCACCTGAATGTCAATCAGGTCCGAGAGGGTCACGCCCGTCTTGTTGACAACAGTCACAGTGATGTCACCACCACTCCCCCCGGCCGATGTGCCTGCTTGACGGTTCGCATAACCGGCGATCTGCGCATGTGTTGCACCCGAGTTCACCAGTTTCAACAAACCCCGGTTGTTGTCCGCTTGACCATTCCGGTTCGAAATGACTTCCTCAGACGGGGCCAACATCATCGACACCGAGTCGCCATACGGGCGCGACTGACCAGGAACAGTCAAACCGCCAGCCGCATGAGTGGTACCACCATCCGCGAAGAACGCCCGACCACCATTCGTCCCAGCGAGGATCGGCGCACCGGTTGTGACACCCGTCATCTGCACTGTGATCGGAATTAACCGTGGCAGATGATCGAGTTTGTACTGCAACTCGTCGGCCGTTTTCTTTGCGGCCGCATCACCCGAAGTCGTATACGCAGTAGACACGTTCGCCGGAATGAGCCCATACTGGTCAGCAAGCGCGCCCGCCTGAGCTGCTGTCGCACCCATCTTTTCCGCCGTCTGGATGAACGAATCCCGGGCACCCTGCATATTCGTCGTCAACGTGTCAGCGGACGTTCCCGTTTTCGCTTGCGCCGAGATGACCGCCACAGCCGACGAGGCGATGTTATCCAGTGCCGTCGTGTTGTCACGACCCGCCTGCGTGTTGATGTCGAGCGTGGCACCGTTCTTCGACACTGCTGCCGTCGCATCCGCAACAGACTGCATGTACGCAACATTCGCCTGCGTAGCCGACAGGTTCACGTTCCCCAGCCCAGCAAGAGCTAGTGCGAACGCATCCGTAGCCGACTTCGCCGCCTGTTGCGCCGCCGCCAGTTGACCCGTTAACGTCAGAGCTGATTGAGTGGATAGATTTGCCGCCTGCTGCGCATCCTGCAAAGCCTTGTACGCGTCCTTGCCCTCTTTCACCGACAAGGTGTTGTTCTTCACCGCGTCACGCACCCACTGGTGCGCCAAACCCAAATCCGTCAGGGACAAGCCCGTCTTCTTCAGTTGGGCGTCCTGTGCCGCCGACCCGTTCGTATTGTCCTTCGTCGCCGCATTGACCTGATCGATGGCAGTCTTGTTGCCAAAGATCGCCTCAGTAAGTGTGAGCGTGGAAATGCCCAACTTGTGAGCCTGCTCAAGCGCACCCGAGTCATGAAGATTCTTCGCCACGATCGCGGCGGTGTTCTCCTTGATCGCCCCAGAGTCAGCAATGATAGCGGCCGTGTAATCCTGTGTGCCAAGAGCCGCCTGCTGCGCGAACGCGGCCTGCGCAGCCATCACTGCATTCCAACCAACAATGGCAACAACAACCGCAGCCACACCCACAGCAAGCAAACCAACCGCTCCAACAGCTTCAACCGTGTACATGCCCATCAAAGCAATGGACTCGTACGCTGATATCACGGTTGGGCCAATGTTGCTCCACAGTCGAAACGCCCCATACACGGCACCAGCAGCCACAGCCAACGGCGTCAGGGCCGCGAGCAACGGTGAAATAGCCGACACAAGCCCACCAACAAGGGTGAGGACGTTCAACATCACCCCACCGAACGGGGCAAACGCCCCAATCAGATCAAGGGCACCCTTCACCAAAGCCTGCAATGTTGCAGCAACCTGCGGAAGAGCACCCATCGCAGCAGTAGCGAACTGCTGCAACCCACCATTCGAAGTCCACGACGCCAAACCCTGCGCAACCTGCTCAATGTACTGACCCGCCTGCACAAACAGAGGGTTCAGAACATGGAACGCCGACACAAGACCCTGAGTGATGAACGTAGCCGTGACACCCAGTTGCTTCGAGAACATAGCGATCTGTGAATTCAGTTGCGGCATAGCCGCCCCAACAACCGACAGCGACGAGATGAACCCGTTCAACACACCCGCGGTGGCCGTCTGCTCCAACTGATGCAAATAACCATCAGCAACCTGCAACCCAGCAGCAAACTGGTTACCAACAGCCGTACCATCCGCCATAGCATTCTTAATGCCAAGAACGGCGAGCACACCCGCCGCACCCATCCCCGCAAGGGCACCACCAACACCAACAGCGTATCCGGTCAGCTCAGACGCCATCGGGATTATGGCCGCAATCGCGCCAGCAATCAATCCGAGCCGAGTGATGCTGACCCCACTGGATGCCGCAGTCTTCTTGTTCGACGCGTCAATCTTGTCGTTCGAATCAACAAGACGCTTACCCGCGGATGCAGCGTCATCCTCACTAGCAGCCAATGCGGCCTGCGCGGTAGCCAAACCACGAGTCGCCGCCTCATGCGCCGACTCAGCCTTAGCCGCACTCAGATGCAACGACATCAACCGCGACTCGGACGCGCCACCCTTAGTTTGGACTTCATCCAAACGCTGGTAAGCGATCTTCAAATTGTCGGTAGCGAACCCAAGTTTCTCCTGCGCCGCACGAACAGCCTCAAGCTTCGCCAGAGCTGCGCCTACGTTCGCGTCAACCTTTACCGTCGCCTCAGTAGCACCCAACTCACGCGCATCACCCTTAGCACCAGCAACATCAGCATCCCACTGCGCCTTATCTAAGCGAAGGCGACCTATTATCGACCCCGCCGTCGTCGGTCCGTCGCTCATCGTCAACCTCTTCCGGGTGATAGAAATGCCTGAACAGGCGAGAATCGCAAGACATCAACCCGGCAACACAATCCGTGAACCAATCCCACGACTGTGTACGGAAAACTGCCCTCAAACTGATGTGATATTCGGACTGGAAATCAGCGACCAGCAGCGGCCAACAATCATCATCAAAGACCGCATCCCACGACAAGGTGTGTTGCGCTTTCGTGACACCATCCGGGACCTCATACCATTCGTAAAGTCCGGTTACTGGGTCTTTTTCGCCGCCGCCGTACTGGTCGAGCGCCGCGACGCCCGATTCGGCGTGTACTTCTTCGTCATGTACTCTTCCAGCGCTTTTGGGTCGCCGCCCGCCTCCCAAGCAGCCTCAGCCGTTTCACGCCCATACTGGATCTCAGCCAACGCCGTCAACCCGGCACGGACCGCGAAACTGAGCGGCACATCGTCCGCAATGAACTCATCCCAGAGTTCACCGAGCGCAAGCTTCCAAACTTCCTCAGCAGGCTGTGCGGACAGTTTCTTGTCCTTGCCCTCAATGATTTTCGCGAGAGTGCGGCCGTTGGGAATGTTCACCGGTTTCAGCACATACTTTTTGCCCCCGTACGGGAACACAAGCGGTTCGGCAGCGAATTTTTCGTAAGCGGAAAGAGCCATCTGAGTTTGCCTTTTCTTCTGGGATCTGGGTAGGTAAAAGGGGTGCGGTCAGACCCAGACCAACCGCACCCCAGCTTTTTGGTTACGCGCCGCGTGTATACGGGAACGATGCAGACGCACCGGACGCGTTCGTCACGATGATCGGAGCCGAACCAGCCGAACCAGTCGGCACCACCGCAGTGATCACCGAATCAGACTGCACAATCCACGAACTCGCGTTCACGCCACCGATAGTCACACCAGTAGTCGGGACAGTGCCCGTGAAGTTCGAACCATTGATCGTCAGAATCTTCCCAACACTCTGAGCGGTCGGAGTAGCCGAAACAATCACCGGGGCAGCAGGTGCCGCATACGGGTTGCTGATCGGGGTGAGCGCACCATCACCAGTGAACGTGGCCGTAATCTCATTCACATCAGCCACACCAGTCTTCGACTGCTGCCAATCAATCAGCGCATAACCCGAAAAGTTGCCAGACGTATACCCGTACTTGTTGTACCAACGAATGTACAAACGAGCCGCAGTACCAAACTGGAAACGAGTAGCCTCAATAAGCGCCTGACCCGGATCCGAAGGAACACCAGCAGTCGTCGGACGGAAGAACTTAGCAACCGCCTTCCACCCATACATGGTCTTCTCATACGAGTTCGCACCATTCGTGTCATACACGTCAGCGGCCTGATTCGTCGGGTTCTCCGCAGGCGCGAAATCGTTCAGGGCACCAAGCTTCACCCACGTGGAACCATCAGTCGAAACATCAACCCGGTTATCTCTTGCAAGCTGCAAAGACATCTAATTGCCTCCTAAAGGCGTTGGGGCGTTAACGAAAAAAGCCCCTCACCGGGAGGGGTCAAAGCGCTGGATCTGAGCTACCAGCTACCGGCTGTAGGCCGGGTGTTCGTGGGAGGAACAGACACATCCAAATAGAACTGGTTGATCTGTTCCTGCCGTGTCAACGAGTCCTGCCCATTCGGCACAGACAGTTGACGGTTCATCTGAATCACCTGCACTGGCCCCCAATCAAGATTGGAAAGACCATGCAAAACGTCACGGATCGCAGACGACATATCCGACGCGTCATAGGGGGCATTCTGGGCTCCCCGAACCCTCACCTGAACCATGACCCGCCCCTCAGGGAGGGTCACATTGTCTGTCAGGGGAACAACCGAAATGGCGATCGCACGATCCGGGGACACTGGGAGCGCCAGGGGGACAATCGCCGCAACACCAGCCCCATAAGTACCACCAGCACTGATCGCACCAATACCGGCTGCGGCGATCAGTTGAGACACATTGTCGGAGATGATGCGTTCCGGTGAGGTCATCAGTCCATCACCGTCCCAAGTTCGCGCCCGATAAGGTCAAGTGCTTCCTGACCGTGTTGAATCCACGGCAGTTCGAGGTAGAGTGCGTTACCCGTGTTGTGGTGAAATGTCAGATTATAGTGCTGATTTCTCGCGTAAGGACCAGGAATAAACAGTTGCGCACCATCCGGGGCTGGTTGCACATCCTCCGACGCCACCAAATGCCCAGTGTCAACAGGGGTTTGCTCCGCAACAAAGGTGCGCAAAAACTCGACACCCTTCATCGCAGCAGGCACCAACATCTCGTCCACTTTTGCGTTGATTTCGTCAATGTGTGCGTCGAAACCTTCGGAACCCATGACGGTCTCCTAGATCAAACCGACTGCAACATGGTCAACGTTCGGCATCAGCCCACCCGTATCATTCGAGTTCACTTTCACAACCCGTGATGTGCGACCATTGACCGTCACGCGGGCCTCCGGGGTGAACTGTGCACCATCCGTGAGAGTCGTGTAAAACGCGGTCGCAGCAACCGTTTCCTGGCCGAACGCCTGCCGAATCACAGCCTGCGAATCCGACAACCACCCCTTCACCACCACCGGTGCCGCATACACGTCACCCTCAGACCCGGCACCCACAAACGCTTCCACAGTTACCTGGTTCACAAACCACCGCGAAATCATCCGAACACCCACGGGTTCGGGATAAGCAGATTCTGGTACTCGAGCACTCTTTCCGCTTCCGGAACCAAACCGGTGATCGCGTCAGCTCGAGCCTGCGCCGCAGCGGGAGCATCCGCGAACGTTTCCGATGCGGTATCAATTTTTGTGGACGACACAACAGACGTGGTGAGCACACCACCAGTCAACGGGTCGTACCCGATCTGCGCCCACGCAGCCGCCTGAATACACGTAGCTGTAAATAAGGCTTTGCTTATTTGCACATCCGTCGCCAACCCTGTCAACGGGTCAACGGGGTAATACGCCATCCGGGTTTCACGCAACACAAGAGCTGTAGCAGAACGCAACAGAATGGTTGCATTCGCAGGAGCCGGCAAACCCGTATACGTCGCCAGGTCGGTCGGTTGCGCCAACATGTCCGGGGTAACAAAATTGCCATAAACCGCAGCCATGCTGACCCCTTATTTGACGCTGTACATTTCGATCAGATCCTGTTTGGTCTTCGCCTCAGCGTCGTCCGGTGTTATGGGGGAACCTGTCGTCTGGGATATGTGCACTGCCCACCCAACCCATTCGCTTTTGCTTGCGTAGGGGGCGGGCTGCACTCGTTCGGACTTCTCCCGTAAAGGGGTACCGTCAGCGTTTACAAGCTTCAGGTACCCCTTCGAAAGACGATCCGCAACAGCCTCATGCAACGGCAAATCCATCTCAAAGATGGTTTCCCCGTTCTCACTGAGAATGTGGACCGTTTCAGACATCAGATCCGGCGACCATCCGAAGTGAACGCCGTCACAGTCAGAACCACCGACGTTTCGATGAGCAACGAACCGTCAGGCTGCTGCACACGAGACGAATCGAACGGGCCAACCCACTGGGTGGTCGTGTTCGCAACAGTCACAGTGACCGGGCCAAGACCCGAACTGATAGCGGACGGCTGCGAACCGGCAAGCACCGAAATGGTGCCCGAACCACCGGACGCGTTCGCAACACGCAGGAACACTTCGTGCTGCGGACGGCTGGAAGCGGGAATGACAAACCCGTTGCCGGCACCGGCGACAGACGCAGTACCGGCAGGGTCAGCGACTCCACCATTCGCCACAAGGGCGGTAGGGGTAAGAGTTACACGAGCCATTAGTTAGTCCTCCCTTTCTTAGGAGACGGTGACGAGGGCGGTAGCCCACGAGTCGGGACGGACGAGCTTGCCGCCGTAAAGGGTCAGACCCTTCACGGCGTCCTCGAAGGACGACTGCGGGCGGTACGCCTCAACCTTGCTGATCTGCTCAGCAAACGTGAACGCAGCCGACGTACCAGCGATGACAGCGAACTGGTTACCTGCCGGGTTCGGTGCAACGTTCGACACAATGACGTTCATGCCGTACGCAGAACCGATAACACCAGTGTTCAGAGCCGACGACACGTTACCGGCCGCGTTAGACACGAAACGGGGGTCGCGGAGAAGGCAACTGTTGTACATGTCAGGGGTGACCACAACGGTGCGACCCTCAGCAGGAACGTTCGCCTTGTCCAGTGCGTTCTTCAGCGGAACAATCACCTTGTCGATGGCGTCCGCATACCCGGTGGAAGCGGTAATGCCGACAGCACCAAGCTGGTTCGCGGTCTGTACACCCGTGTAGAACGACGCAATGTACGCGTCAATGTTGGATGCAAGACCAAACGCAGCCTCATTGAGGGCCTGCGGGATGACGTTGCCCTTGGCCTGACGTGCATCAACATCGTCAACACCGAACGCGAAGTACTTAGCCTGATCCACCACAAGAGTGCGCTGGTTGTCATTGACCTGCTCAGGGGTGATAACAGTCGAGTTCGGCACATACGTGCTGATCGTCGGACGACCAATGGACGTGATACGAACAGTGTCGCCAGCGTTCGCAATCTCACCTTCATAGTCACGGTTGACGAATGCGCCATACTGGAGCTTCGGACGCAACGCAACCAGAAGGTTGGCGCTCCAAATCTCTGGCCGGAAATTGGTAATAGACACGGTTGTGTCCTTTCAGGGGATTAGCCGCCTAGCAGATGCCTGAGAAGCCCTTTAGATTGGGCATCCACGATCTCTTCGGCGGACATACGAGCGAGCTGATGCTCATCGATTTGGCCTGTTTCCCCGGTCCCGCCGAGTTCAGTACCGCTCGCTGCTGCCGCCTGGACTGCTTTGAGTAGAGGGTTCGCCGCAATGGCGGCAGTAATCGCGGCACTAATGGCCGCACCATCGGCGGGGTCAACCCCGTCGATGGAAGCTTTGAAAGACACAGAGTCGAGCAATTTGCTCGGGTCTGCGCCGGTTGCTGCGGCTGCCTTGAAAACAGCCAGTTCGCGTTTCGCGGTAGCCGCTTCAGCGGTCGACTTTTTTGCGACCTCTACAGGGTCGGGGGTGTCGGAACCGATACCAGCGGCGGCGAGAATGGCCTGCACGCGGTCTGTTTCGGTTTTCGCTTTGACACGGTTGTCGCCGGCTTCTTTGCGAAGATCGGTGATGACTTTTTGTACGGCTGGGTCGAGTGATTCGACCTTCCCATCCCAGGCCGCTGGTGTGGCAGCAACAGGTGCTGCCGGTGCAGGCGCGACCGGTGCGACAGGGGCGGATTCAACGGGTGCTGCGGGTGCCTCTTCGGGCATGACTGGGCCTCCTGGGCTCATATCGGGTTTCACCCACGCCAGGTGGGACTTAAATACGAAAAGCCCCACCGAAGTGAGGCTTAACAAGTAAAGAAAAGGGCGAAAAGTTTACATGTTCACGAGACGTGTAAAACTAATTGGCACCAAGATTGAGTTGTTCGCGACGGGTGTTGCGGACGCGGCCGCTCGAATCGATGAACGCGCGCATGATCGCGAACGCCTGCCGAAGATCCTTCTGCGCTAACGCTTTCTGCTCAGGCGTGTACGCGCCAGCAAGTTCACGCTTCGCCGCCCGAATATCCCGCTCAAGTTTCCGTTGACGTTGCGACTCGTCATAAGCATGCTGATCATCCGCATTCCACTCGTGCGGTGCCGGAATCTGTGTCACACCCGGGAAGAACGCCACCAAGACGTGTTTGCAATCCGGGTGAAACAGGCCCGCAGCGGTAGCGTCAGCGATCGTCGCATCCGCCCGAGGGTCATACTCGGCCGACAGGACTTTGCCCTGCCAGGGGGCACACAAAGGACACGGGTTACCGTCGTCCGACACTGTAAACAGTTCAATACCGAGCGAACGCATCCGGTCCAGGTGGGACACGTTGAACGCACGCTGCGCAGCCGTCCGCACAGCCATCTCCACGTACGCGGACAACTCCCACTTCCGGCCACGAGAATCAGTGAACCCATCCACCCCACGCCGAGTCAAAGCCCGGTACGCATCAGATTGTGCGTTAGCGGGTGTAGACCCCAAAACTTGCGAAATTGACGCATCAACCTGGACAGCCTGGTAAATGTCATCCGCATACCGGGTGATCCGATACCCAAGCCCGTTCAGTTTCCCGCCCAAATCCTCACGGATCGCCCGGGCCGAACGTTCCGCATGAGACTCAAACGAATCCCCGGCAACACCAAACGTGGATGTCACACCGTTTCCAGACCCGGAACCAATCTGACCACCAGCGGCCACAGCCCCGCTGATAACTTTATCAACCAAGGCCGGGGTTTCAGCCTGCAACTGGGTGGCAACATCCTTCGCCGCACGCCGCAAAGCAAACCGCAGAAGGTCACCCATCCCATACGTGGCAATCAGTGTTGCGAACCTTGTCAAGAGTGCGAGCTGCGCACCCATGAAAGCCGCCAAGACGACGGCAGACGCTGCCGCCACAATAGTGGTGAGTGTCTGATCCTGCTTCTGGGTTTGCGGATCAGACATGCTCACCCCTACGTGATCGAGTTAGCGTCCTTCGACACACCACCAACTTTGATTTGCCCCGGCTTCTCCGGCGGCAACGACATCGGATCCGTCACCGAAGGCGCGAACTCAGACTTGATCTTCGCAACCTCTTCATCCCACATGTCGTCATTCCAGTCAGGGTGCAGGATACGCACCGTCTGATCCTTCGACGCAGCCTCAGCCGTGAACAAGGTTTGAACGGTTTGCGCCAAACGCAGCATCGACTCCTGCACCGAATCCGGGAACTCAACCCAAATGGGAGCATCAACATTCGGTGTGTTGAAGATCGCTTTATCGACGGCGAGCAGTTTGCCCATAATGCGTGACAAGTGCGGAGTCTGCGTACGAATGAACCGGCCACGAGTAAGGAAGGTCAAACGTTCACGAGCCTCAACCTCAGTAGCAGTCGACTCAATCGACCTCGAGTTGGCCTGACCCGCACCAAATGTCTGAAGAGTGAACCCAGACATGGTAAGAATCTGCTCCAACAAGTTCTGTGCAGTCGTCTGATAGCCGACAGGCTCGAACTTCGGCTGCGCAACCTCAACCTTGTCCGCCATCTTGGCATCCTTAGCCAGTTTGGCCTCAGCACCCACATACGTTTCCTGATCCAAATCAGCAACAGAACCTTGCCCTGGCCCAGGGTTACCAAGCAAAGACTTGTCGAAGAACACACGCGCTTTAGCAGCACGACGGGCACGCATCCAGTCAGACATTGTTTCATCCAACTGATCAATCAAATGCTCAATACCGTCAAGCGAAGAACGCCCCAACGAACGCCCAACCAGGTCGGTACGCCACAGACGGTTCGGGCCAACGTTCGGCACATACTCCACACACAAACCAGGTGACTGTGAGTCAACCCCGTCCTTGATGGAAGACGTGGCAGTCATGTTCGCCAGCGGCACCGTCTCGGGACGCGAATCCAACGGAACACGTACGCCGAGTTTGTCGTCCTCACCCTCATACAAGCCGTGCAGAATGATGCCGTTGCCGAAAGAGTTCAGTTCGTGCCGTTCCAGATGACGCCAAACCTTCGTACCCTCACGGGCAACAACACGCCAAAACGTGACCGCGGTCAACCGTTTGAATCGGAACTCAGGCAACGCCTGATCCGCATCAACAGCATCCAGGAACGGCCGATCGGCAACAAGGGACTTATCCCACGCAACCCGCAAATACGACCCACCCAGAGCTGCACCAACCTCAGTAGACTCCGCCAGAACCGTGTACAAGCCCTCATCACACAGTTCGTTGAGGCGTTCCTGAGTCGGATTCGCAACCTTCGCCGGCACACCCGACCCATCATTATCCGTGTCAACACGAACCGTGAACGTGGCAGGGTCAGCCCACAACAGGTCAGACACAGCCGTGCACACCAGACCGGCAACCGGGATCGGCATTTTCGTGTTCCGGTTCGGCCCCAACGGGCGTTGCCCAACAAAGAACCGTTGCATCCGCTGACCGATAGTCGGTTTGAAACCGCCAGTGTCAGATGCGAAGAACCCGGTGTTGTCCGCGGCAACCCCGCCACCATAGGCCGCCTGCAGTTTGGCGAGGTCATTCGAATACAATGCAGACCACTGGTTCATGTACGCAAAAATGTTCGTCATGTTCTGCGGAGGCCACACGGTCTTGCTGTCAGAAACGGGCAGCGCCATTCGGTTACCCCTTCCGGGCG